CCGGACTCCCTGCGGCACTACCCTACCCCAAGCAGATAGCAAGCGGTGATAGCGTCGTAATGATGGCGAATGTCGCTACTGACAGAGAAGCCGCTGTGAGCGTTGCCTGTTCAAATGGTGAATACCATGTTTTCGCAAAAACCGTGAGCGGTTCCGGAGAGCAGGAGTTTGTTTCGATCCTGGACGGTTCTTCTTCTCTAGGTCTGACATTACAGGGCCGGACAATCACTCATTGGTTTGCCGTACCCGGCGCTAACGATGCCGAAACCGTTTCACCGGTCTATGCGCTTGACGGTTCAGGCGTTCCTATCGGGTCTGTCGGATTCACCGCTGGCGGGGCTGCTTGTGCTGCAACCTTTCAACCCTGCCGCGTACCGGTGGCCCTGAATTCCCGATTAGTTTTCAGGACTGATGCCTGATGGCGATCTCTAAGCGGGCAAAAGGGCGCTTTTCAATTATGAGTGCCAGCGAAAAAGCCGCGGTTAAGAAGTCTGCAAAACTCCTATTCGACTGTGAACTGATGGGCGTTAAGCGTATGCGTGAAATCGTTAGATGGGCCGAGAAGAGGTGAATGCGTTGAGCAAAGGCGCGCTCGTCCGATGGCGTACAAGCGTTCCAGCTGGCGCGGATGCTGGCACACAGTTTCCTCTCGGTTCTATTCCTGAGGGCCAGATGCTATGCGGCGTCACTGTATCATACTACGGCGGTGATGCAGGGCAACGCATAGGTATTGACCTAGTCCCAGCAGGAAACTCGATTGCGGCAAACGGCACGGTCGATGCTGAAGCCGGGACTCTGGGTTGGATCTATCCTCTGAACGGGGCGACAGGGACACCAAGCACACCCATACCGCTGGCATATCAACTCGTGCCCAGGATCACGCCCGGACCTTTTACTCTAGTCGCTGCGACCACTCTATCTCCTACGACGGCATGGACAGTCGATGTTATGGGGTATTTGCAGGACTTGTGAGCATGCCTCGGCTCCCTGTTGACGGTACAAAGGTCATCGAGCACCGCATCACCTTTGGCACGCTTGAGCGTGATCAAATCAGGGACTTAGTCAATGCGATCCAGGCACAAAAATACACTCAAGCCGCTGAGAATCTTGCCAACCCGATAGTTGACGTATTGAAGGACGCAAGCGCGCTCTATGCAATTGTCACTCTGATTGAAGTCTATACAGATATCGACCTTCCTATACTCACGGTCGCTGACCTGTCAGTTCAAGAAATCATGAATGAAATCAAAACAGGAATCGAAACTCGGCGGGCGATATACCCCGACGAACCGCCAGCCGGTTCGTTAGCAATGATAGTGAAGGACATGTTGATTTCTTGGTTTGGCGGTCTTTCAGACTTAGGCGGTCAAGAATTCAATGCCCCCACTCCGGACCCTTGGGGCGGGGGAGTACCGGGCGGGGGCTCAGGGTCCCGCCCTGTCTATACCGGGCAGACCCCCCCGATATAGAAACGGAGGCCTCTAGGGGGTACTTGGAGGGTCATAATCGCAAAAAGTTGAGCGCCCTAGATATAAAGGATTTAGATTTCTTCCTAGAAACGGGTGAATTGCCTTCGACCTTCATTTCATTCATATCGAATCGTGGTTGAATCGTGGCTAGTAGGTATTCCTTATCGCCCACCTCAGGCCCCTCATAGCCGGGCCGGTCTGTCGTCGGATCCAGGCCACAGAACCGGGACCAATCGACCGCGCTGGGGGGGCCGTTGGGCCAGCAGAGCGGGCAAAATGACCGGGGCAGACAGAACCCTAGACGCTCATGAACTCCATGGTTGGCATGTTCTGAAAGGACTTGTTCCTTATGCACGGCGAATCGACGGAGACACTCACGGACAAAGGCAGACAGATTGAATCCGGGACCCTGCCGTTGAATAATCTCGGCGTCGGTCTTCTCGATGCTGACGCTCTTAATGACCCAATCTTTACGCATCACTTTCACCTTCACTTTGAGGAACCTCTGAAAGTTTGTGAGTCACGCCGACTCTAGTAATGAAACATTGTTGATCCTGGATGGCGGCTACGGCGACGAAGTCGGGGCATTCAAAGATGATTTTGCAGTAGGTGCAACGGAGTTTCATATTCACTCCCCGTAGATTTTGTCATATATTTCTTGGTCGAGGTGCGGGGCGGCTAACTTCCATATTCTGCGATAGCACTTTTGGACGGCTCGGCTGAAGCGCCGCTCTTCCGCTTCGGTCATGACATAGGAGGCATTTTCACGATTAGGGTCAAGATATGCGTGCTCATAAATTGCTGCCATCATTTCTTTTTCATTCATTGGAAATCCTCCAATGTTGCCCATTGGGCTCCGTCGCTATGGAAACACGCCATCATAAGAGCCTCAGATAGTGCAATAGGGACTCGTTGGGCCTCGTCGCGCGTCATTCCTTGAGTGCCTGTCCTGGATCCCCTCGGAGCCCTTCTATGGGTACAGGACGGGCTATTATTGGCGCACATAAGGGGAACGAAAGACGGCGGGAGCCTTCCGAATAAATCAGTGGGTTTCATTCTGTTATCACCATAGCGACAATACGACACAGTTTCTCGTTGAAAGTCATTCATGAATTGCTGTTTCCTCATCATGGCTCTCGGGTTCTCAACAGCGAAGTAAGGGAGATCCAGGGATTTAAGAAGATGCAAAGTCCATACTAATCGCATGTTGGCTTCAATGGCTTGGTCGGTTTTAGGATAGGCCCAGGATCCTCGCATATCCCAATGTCCAGAATGAAGATTCATCAGAGAATAAACCCGACAGTCAGGCGACGCCCACCCGAACGCATAACCATCAGGGGCCAGCTCCCTTAATTCATCAACGGTGACTGAAAGAATATCTTTGCAAATTGTGGGGTTGGTTTCGGGATCATTGTCAACTGAAATTATTTCATGGCCTTGTTCGGACCATGCCTGAGTCGCGGATTTTGAACCGCACCATAGATCCAGGACGGGCTTGAGCATTCAACGCCACCCAACGACGAAATCATCTTCATTACAATCGGGACAACTCATCCATTCCGCGATTTCTTCACAAAATACTTCAATATCATTTTCACGCTCCCCTTCGTATTTGATTAGAATTATACAATCACATTTTCGGTTAAGGCAATCCATCACGATTCGCTTCATGGTACTCCGAGGGCGGGGGGGGTCTTAAGGGTTTCATAATTGCTAAACTAGCCTTATTTTATTATTTATTATCACCTATACCTACTACTACTACTACTACAAGAGCCAAAAAGAGAGTTTAAGGACCGGGTTGGGTACGGGTTGGGTATGGTTTGGGAACTGGTCTTGGCAGTCGTCGTTTTGAACCTCGGAGCGACGCTTTGGGTAATGCGTCGTTTAGTCATGGCTCAAATTGATCTGTTTGACCAACTCGACGGGCGAATTGCAGGGGTAATCAAGGAGTTAATTGAAACAGGACTTCCCAACATGGAGCCCGTGAGCCCGATCCAGGCGGCGATTGCGAATATGATATCTGCAAACCTTCAAAATCCGGTGGTCGAGGCTACGGTGCGCGACGCTTCGGGAAAATTTGCTTAACGCTTATAGTCCGTCGAATGCCTGGATCTCAATATGGCGCGCGGCAGGGGCAAGTCAAAGAAGTCAAGAAGGAAGCCCGCCTTCAAAATCTTGAACGCATTAGAGGCTCTAGTTTACACCGGGATTTTAACCACCGGGATAGCTGGAACTTCTCCGTGGGGTTTCATCACCGGAAAGGGCGACCTTGCTTATACTGAAGTCGCTTCAGGTTCTTGGGAAGACGCATACAAATCAGGCACTTTAGAAATGACGGGGCAGGGCGAACTTTCGCTAGCCGACATCATGAAAGAACCGGGTCTAGCCATCGCGCAGATGTCAACCAACTTTGGCAACAACCTTGCGCCCATGGCTATCGCTGCGTTCACTACGGGAGTGACATTTAACGTTGGACGCCGTCTTTTGAGGCGTCCAATCAATAATATTAACCGAAATATTATGGTTCCAATGCTTGGAAGTGGCATTAAACTCTGAAGGTGATCACATGGCAAATGTAAACGCATACGGTTCTGTAATTAGCACCCGAGGGGGAACGGTTCCCCTTGTGAACACGGCTCAAACCGAAGGCACGGAAGAAGCGATTCCTACCGACGCATCATACGTAGGCTCGGCTCAAGTCTTCGGCACTTTCGCCACCCAGCAGCATGGGAATTTCTTAGCGGCACGCGCGGGAATTCAAGTAGAAAATGACGCCACCTACTGCTTTGTTCAAAGTGCCGGAAAAATAAAATTAGCCCTCCCAATTGCGGGCGGTGGAGCAGCCAACGGCGGCGCTGCCGGACTCCCTGCGGCACTACCCTACCCCAAGCAGATAGCAAGCGGTGATAGCGTCGTAATGATGGCGAATGTCGCTACTGACAGAGAAGCCGCTGTGAGCGTTGCCTGTTCAAATGGTGAAT